CCGTTGCTCGCAACTCGTGCGAGAACTTGGGCGAAAGTCTCCGTTGCGCTGTTTTCGAGACGGGCCTCGTGGAGGATCGCCTGCTCGTAGTCGTTGGCTGCGTACTTGGGTTCCTGGCCGTCGTCGCGGACGGCGAGGGCGTCACAGATCACGTCTTCGGGGTTGTCGTTCATGGTGTTGCTCTTGCGGAGGATGGCCCCGGCTCCTTCTTGGGCGGGGCGGTCAACGCCACTCACCTCGTCGATCTGGACGGAACGTAGGATCCTGCGCTTGCGCCGGGGGTTGTCGTTCATGGGGTTGGTCAGGCGGTCACGCGCGACTTGTCCGCCGCGCCATACAGGAGGTGGACGATCGAGGAGCCCGACACGATGAGCCATGCCAGCGCCTCGGTCGCGGTCTCGTCGTGTTGGGCGCGCGTCGCTGCGAACTCGGCAGCGGCCACGTGGTAGTCCCTCGCGGTCCCGATTGGCTCGGCGCGGCCCGCCGAGACTTCGATCGAGTTCTCCAGGAGGAGGATCGCGGCCTCACTCACGCGTCGTCGTCCTCGACCTCGGGAAACTCGCGGACCGTCGCGCCCACTGCATCGGCGAGCGGTTGGTAGTGCCCACGCATGGGGCGGCGCTTCGGCTCGATTACGTGCGCCAGCTCCGGCGCGTGGTGGAATAGCGCGGCGCTCGCGGCGTGGCGGCTCCGGCGCGCGAGGCGGGCGGCGTCGTCGCCCGAGCCGCCGGTCTCCGTGGACAGGTACTCGGCGAAGGCGCGGCCGAGCTGGGACATCAGCTTGTCCACCTTGCGGGCAGCGGCCACGCGCTGCTTCCTCGCTGCGTTAGCTGCCTTCTCGCGTGCCCTCTGTTGCCGCTGGGCCTCGGCCTGGGCGGCTTCGCGGGCGCGACGCTCGGCAACGGGGAGGGCGCTCCGCAGCTCGTCGGCGAGCCGCTCGGCGCGCGCCGCGTCGTCGCGTGCTTCGGCGGCGGCTTCGGTGTCGTCGTCGGCCACGGCGACGCCCAGGCGCTCGCGCGCGTCGGCGAGGTCGGCCTCGGCTTGGGAGAGGGCGGCGCGCAGCTCGGCCACGCGGTCTTGGGTCTTGGTGTTCAGCATGTCAGTCTGGCTTTGGTGTCCGGTCAGGAGGGGAAGGTGCGGACCCGCCGCCGGAAGCCGAGGCGGCGGGCCCGCTGCGAAGACGCCTCATGCAGCAGCGGCTCCGCGTCGGCGGCGCAACCGTGTGAGGAAGTGGGACCCGCCGCGAACCCAAGAACGCGACGGGTCCCGAGGAGACCCGTGACCAAACGGGACCCGGAACGCACGCGCGGGTCGCGCCGGACTAGGACGATTGCCGCGCGCGCGTGTTCGATGTGGACGTGCTTCCCTACCGGAAGGTCGTCGGTGGTGGTCGAGCCCATGCCGACGGTGGACGAGGTGTGCTTCATCGCGTCCTCTCGTCGGTCAGCGGTAGGTGGTCGGTCGCAGCGGTGTCGTTCGAGCTGGGCTCGGAGCCGTTTCGGCGGGCCAGCTCGTCCTCAAGGATCTGTTTCAGCTTCGCGCGGTTCGAGCGCGACATGCGAGACAGGTAGGTGTCGAGCGACTCGTTGCGCGTGGTCTGCACCACGGTCGAGCTGACCGTGGCCTCGACGCGCTTCACAGGCTGATGCTCCTTGAGCCGTCCACGCATCAACTCCAAAAGCACGCGGTCGCTGGCGACGACGCGCTGCCCGATCACCGTGCCGGTCGGGCCGATCACGTCAACGGGCACGCCCTGGATGCCGCGCCGGTACGCCTCCTGGCGGATCTTGTCGCGGAACGCTTCGAGCGCGTCCTCGACGGCAGCGCCGAAGCCCTCGGGGTCGCGGCGGCGCGCGTCGCGGAACGTCGCCGAGGCGTCGCCGACGGCGCGGGGGCTCGCCTCGCGCGCGGCTTGCCCGATGTTGCCGCACTCGGCGAGCGCGGCAAGGAACAGCTCCTTGCGCTCGTCGGTCAGGGGTTGTTGTCGGCGTCGTCCGGCCACGCCCTACTCGTAGTTCGGGGCCCACAGGCGAGACAAACGGAGGGTGTGCAGATTCCGCAGAAAATCAACGGGCCCCGACGTGCGTGAGCCGGTCCCTTGCGCGTGCCCAAGGAGAGGTCGGCGGGGCGCGGTCGACTCGAAGCGACCGCCCGGTCGCTTCTCGGCGAGCAAAGCGACCGGCAAACTTCCAGCTCCTCGGTGTCGCCCCTGTGTCTTTGCTCTCTCTCGGTCTCTTCGGTCTGTCTATAGAGAGAAGTAGCAGGTGAGCGGCGACGCCGCCGCTCCGTTCACCGGCGATTCGAGCCACGGAAAACGGACCGAAGCGACCGGCAAGCAGAGAATCCCACCCCGCGACATCACGAGGTGGGATTCTTGCCGGTCCCTTTGGCTTCGCCGCGAACGGCCGCCGGTCGCTTCCTACGGGCCGAACGCGCCGCGCGCGGCCTCGTCGTAGTCGCGCACGTCGATCACCCACTCGTCGTCGTCCGGGTCCCACGTGGGCTCGGCCCACATCACGCGGTCCCAGGTCGCCCGCGCCTCGTGTAGGGCCGACAGCGCGTAGCCCTTCCACCGGGGCTCCGTCCCCGGCCGGATCTTCTCGAACCCCATGTTGCCGAGGAACCGACCAACGGCGTGGACCGTGCACGGCTTCCGCGACCGCCAGCGCTCGCTGGTGGTGACGTACTCGGAGAACAACTTGCTCGGCAGGAACAGCCGCCCGGTGCCGTCGTCGGCCGGGCGCGCGAACGGCGGCAGCTCCCCCGCCGACAGCAGGTCGTGCCACACGGCCGCGATGCCGGTCAGGCTCTCGCGCTTCTGCCCCGCCAGGGCGTCGGTTACGGGTCGCCCGTCCATCGGTCGCCAGCCGTTGATGTCGCGGTTGAGGAGCAGGTGCAGCAGCGACTCGCAGCCGCCGTCGCCCAGCTCCGCCTCGATCGCCCCGAAGTACGCCTTGTCCTCGCGGTGGTCGCTCGACACGTCGAGGACGACGTAGCGCCGGTCCCCGATCTCGACGGGCACGACCCAATCTGAGTTGGACGCCATCACGAGGTGGATGTTGTTCGGCACCTGCTCGGCGTCCACGCCCTTCGCCTCGCACATCAGCGTCGGCTCGGTGATGATCGCCTTCATCGCCGCCGCGACCTCGGGGTCATTGTTGCCGACCGCCTCGTCAGCGAAGGCCAGCAAGCACTCGGCGTGGTGCGCGTTGAACTTGCCGACGAGCTGCGCCGTCCGGGTCAAGTGCAGGAAGTGCCGCCCGAACAGGCGGCCGAATCCCCGAGCGAACACACCCTTGCCGGTGCCGGGGTCGCCCCGCAAGACGATCGCCGTCCCGCCGGGCTCCGCCGGGTTCTGCACCGTGTTGGCCATCCAGTTCAGCACGTAGTCGTAGTGCGCCTCGATCCCGCCGCAGATGACCTCGTGGAGGTGCCGCAGGTACAGCTCGCAGGACTTCGAGGGGTCCGCCGCGACGGCCCACCCGTGCCAGCGGTTGTACGCGCCGTTGACGACGCGGGGCTGACCGGGGGCGAACACCACCGAGTCGAACTGCCGCCCGAGCGCGTGCTCCAGCCACCAGATCGCCGCCGGCATACTCTGGGCCTTCCCGTCGTTGTCGATCCACTCGCGCTTCCGCTTGCGGTAGCGCAAAGTGAAGTCGGACTGGCTTTGGTAGACGATCCGGGTCTGCCTCCACACCGGGTCCCACTCCTCCCCGAGGATCCGGCACAGGCCCTTCGACCCTACCGCGCTGATCAGCGCATGCCGATCGTTGAACTCCCGCAGGATCGGGTCCACCGCCTCCTCGCGCGCCCGCTCGATCTGGCGGATGGCGTACTCCTCGATGCCCGAGCCCTTGTCGAGCACCGACGCCGACACGCCGAAGTCCGGGTCAGTGATGACGGAGTAGATAGCGTCGTCGGAGCACCCGGCTCGTATCATCTCGCAGCAGACGAAGAACAGCCACTCAGACCGCGAGCCCTTGAACTTGTCGGGGTCGTCGGGATCCAGTCCTTGAACGATGACGACGCGGCATTGGGCGCGCTCGGGCCCGCCCAGCTCCTCGATGTCGTCCACCGACGAGAAGCGCGCGACGTTGCCCGAGACCTTCACCGTGCCGCCCGCGAAGCCCGTGGGCTCCGAGGCGACCTGCGGGGCCTTGGTGAACGCCTTGAGGTCGTGCAGCGAGTCGTCGAACGCCTCGACGCGCGCCAGCTCCTCCACGCGACCCTTCGACCGCTTCCGCGCGTCCGGCCGGTTGATCGTGCCCGGCAGACGCATGATGCGGTCGATGTTGTGGCACGAGTCGCCGCCGAGGACGAGTTCAAGTTGCTTGTTCCAGAGCTTCGCTTCATCGTACTGCTCGGCGGAGCCGTCGAGCGGATGGGGCACCTTGAGCTTCCAGAAGCCTTGATAGCCGCCGCCGGAGAACACGATGGCCGTGGGCTTCGGGATGCCGAGGTGCGTCGGGTCGAGGAGCAGCTTGCGGATCCGGTCGCGCTCGGCGTCCAGGTCCTCGCCCGCGCGCGGGTCCACATCGACGTGGAGCCAGTTGAGGCCCTGGATGTGCTCGCGGCTCGGCTTCGTCTTGAGGTGACGTCGGACCTGGTTGACGGTCCAATAGATGTTGCGCTTGCGCTTCGAGCCCTGCTCTTCGAGCCAGTCGAGGAGTCGGCCCTTGCCGTCGCGGCCCACGTCGCCGCTGCCGAAGGTGTCGGCGTCGAGACCCTTCTTGTTCGGGTCGATGGCAACCAGGCACCACTCGCCTCCGGGGCGGACCTTCTCCAGGAACTCGATCGCCGCCCGATAGTCCGGCTGGGGAGAGGTCATCGGCTGGCCTCCCGATCGTCGTCGATCGCTTGCGCGACCTCGGCGGCGCTTTCTCTGACCACCAAGCTGCCGCCACGGTGGTCCCAGCCGCCCAAGCAGATGCGGGCTCCTCCGCCCTTCTCCGGGCTGACGACCTCAACCCAATCGGGGTTGACGTAGACCTCCTCGCCGTCGTACTTGCGGGTGACGCGGATCATCGCGACACCGCCTCGCGCTTGCGCGTGCAGTCGAAGCGCGGCAGCGCGCGGATGTATGCATCGACGGACTCCTCCGTCCATCGGTGCGCCCCGAGCACGAGCACGTGCGGCGGGAGATTGCCGTCCCTCTTGAGGCGTTCGACGGTGCGAACGGAGACGCCGAGCTTGTCGGCGACGCCCTTGATGTCGAGGAGGCGCATTACGCTGCACCTCCGTTCGCGGCGAGCTGCGACATCGTCGCGCCCGCGTCGCGCTGGGCCTTGAAGTCCAGCACGTCCGCGCGGCGGTACAGGACGGCTCCGCCGCGCTTGCCGCCGATGTTGATGAACCCCGGGCCGATGCCCTTCCAGCGCCAGTCGCAAAGCGTCTTCGGCGAGCGCCCGAGGATCGCTGCGGCCTCGTCCGACGTGATGAAGTCGTCGAGGCTCTCTCTGATCGGTTCCGACATGGGA